ATTTGCTTCGTCTCCATCATTTATTTGTACCATCAATTAATATACACATAGATTTAAATTACACACAAACGATAGAAATCATCCATAAAAGAGATCTTATTGTATCTTGTAATTTTACATACTTCTCCTGGCTTCAATAGTAGTACTTTAGCCATGGGATCAAACATGCTAATCTCTGGCATTTGCTTGTCTTCTAAAATATTTTTGGATGAATATAAAGCTTGTTTTTCAATTTCCGTTAATTTTTCGTGTTTTGGTACATAACTATGTTCAAGAAGGTTCACCAGAAGATGTTTCACTTCGTATACCACCACATATTCTTGATGTTTCTTCCATAAGTGCTTAATGGTTTTTTGTACCGTATCATTTATAGTTCCTTGAATGATGATGATAAATATACATTTACTCTTATCATTCTCTTCATAATAACTCATGACCATATCTTCCAATACCGATTGTTTGATCGATTGATTTGGTTTCAAATAGTAAAAGATACTACATTTTTTATCTGTTGTATCCTGAACTTCAAAATCTAAATTGGAACTTGTGTTGCTGCTGCTATTCATCGCATTGATTTCTGCCATTGTGATCGAATCATGGGCATCGGTATCATACCCTTGACTTTTTAAATAGACCAGTAGATTCTTCCGGGATAGATATAGATCACTGTTGCTGGTTGATTTTTGTCCTTGAAAACTCATAATTGTTATTCTTATATAATTCATATATTTTTAAATCAATTTTTATACTTTCTTGACAACAATCATTCCACCAGTGGTTGGAGGAGGAGGAGTTGGCGGTGTTTCGGGACCAGGTGGCGTTTCAGGACCGGGAGAAGATGCTCCATTTTCTACTTCTACGGATGAATCGGGTCCAGGAGTAAGAAGTAGATTTGAAGCAGTTTCCTCTTCTTGCGGGGTTTTAGGAGGAAGAATCGGTGTAATCGAAGGTTCTATTCTATCATCATCATTGACCTTGTATTCAGGGGAGGGCATCGAAAGAGCATTATTTTCTTCTTCCATCATCGTGGATTCCATCATTTTTGTCTCATCTAATTTTACGACAATGTTAGTCAACATACCGTTTTCTTTGAGTCGCAAGTATTCTTGAATCACTTTATCCCAATTGTTGGGAACCGGGTTTTGAACTAATGATTCGGCGACCTTGTCCGCGTATAATTGATTGGTTTGTATGACATCAAAGTCCCACATTTTTGGGTAAAAATCGGGGGGTTTATTATTCAATTCTTTCAATGTATACGTTTCCGTTTCATCTCCGTAATCATTTAAGATATACGATGTATAAAGCGTATACCCACTGATTTGTATTTCATTCCATAATGGTAAATCAGAAGGAGCCTTGATTCGACTCTGGGTCTTTTCTTCTTTCGTTTCGGCTACCTTGGAAGATCGCAACAGTTCTTCACTATTTACTTCAACTACTGAAGGATTAGGAGTTGTATTGACATTTTTTAGAATTTCACTCAATGTAAGACTTCCTAATTTATACTTCATATCCACATTTGCACTTGTAATCAAACGCATTTGCACATTCATGGCGCTTAATTCTTGAAGTAATAATTTAAAGCAATACGGCACTTCAACCATTGTGAAATCCTTACCGTATTTTGACACCGTCTTTGAGTGAATAATCTCCTTCCCTTCCATATCAAACTCTATGGGGCCATCTAATATTGGGCTGTAAAAATGATTTGTTTTTTTATCATAAATCGCCATCGTTCCACTGTGATTACAAATCGCCATCTGATATTTGTCTCCCCGATTCATCATGGAATCCTTCAAAAAGAACGTACATCCATGACCAATCATACCATCCCGTTCCATTTCACCAATACGCAACCCTCCATCATTCGCTCTCCCGTGATTCGTTTGACGCGTGAGTAGCGTACGAGCTCCGCTTGCCCGATGATTGATCTTATCTTTTGTCATATGTTTTAGTCGTAAATAATACGTCGGTCCAATAAAAATAGAATGCTCAATTTGTTCACCGGTCATACCATTATATAACACATCATTGCCAGAGCTATGCATTCCATATTGTGTCAGCATGCTACCCACCCTTTCAATCTTGCTTTTGTCGGTGGTATACGGCGTAGAATCCATGGAACACCCCAGCGTTAATCCAAGCTTTGTCATGATAGATTCGACCAATTGGCCAATCGTCATGCGACTCGGAATCGCGTGAGGATTAATAATAATATCGGGTTTTAACCCGTCTTTTGTAAAGGGCATGTCGGCTTCGCGGATAATCGCCCCAATTGTACCCTTTTGACCACACCGAGAACAAAATTTGTCTCCAATGGCAGGAATACGTTGCTCGCGAATACGTACTTTTGCAATTCGTCTTCCTTCCACTTCTTCCGTCAAGTAAGTCTTATCCACGTATCCTAATTGCCCCTTTTTGGGAAATACGGAAGCGTCGCTTCGTTCTTCTACGTTTAATTCATTGAAGGTAACTCGTCCAATGACAACCTTTTTGTCATCCATGGGCGTGTTTTCGCGAATCATACCAAACTCATTCAGGGAATTATAGTCATACCCGGGTTTGATGTCGATCGCTTTCTCCGTACGTAGGCTCTTGATAATCGTGTTGGTTTTGGTTGCGCCGATTTCACTACTTTCTTCATAGGCTTCATACATGTTATAGTAAGTGGTGTGGAACATACCCCGCTTCAACGATCCTTCATTAATCAAAATCGCATCTTCTACATTATATGCATTATAACACATGATGGCAACAACGGCGTTAAAACCATATGGATGTTGCTCTTCGTTGATATATTTCATCATACGCGATCTGACAATCGGTACCTCACCATAATTTAATACCAGTCCTAACGTATCAATACGACACGGAAAATTACTGTGATAAAGCGACGCCGCTTGTTTGGATTGTCCGCAACAAAACAAATCACGTGGAAGTTGATTGTGTTCCGGAAACAATACGAGGCTTCCCATGACACCGAACATGAGAGATGGATGTATCTCGCAATGGGTGTAATCATACTGTGTCTTGGGTTTCAATTCATTGGCATACATACAAATATAGGCGGATTCTTCTTCACTTTTGTCCATATATTCGAGGATCGATTTGGACTGATTCCGTTCCGAATCTTTGAAAGATGCATCTAATTTCAAAAACGTTTTGTTATTAGACCCTTCTTCTTCATGACTTCCGTGGACATATTGTTTCCACGATAAACGATTTTGTTCCACTTGTTCTTGTAAAGTAGCATTGGATATGTATGAAAGGGTGCCATTATTTTCCAAATACAGTACCGGACGCATCATACGACCTTCATCACAAAACAGATACATGTAATTGTCTCTACTTTCAAAGGATATACTCACTTGAATCGGAATATAATTCAACCGACGAGCCTGGAGAAACAATTTCTTAAACAGAATCGGTTGATTCGTGGTCCCGACAATATTTCCATTGACAAATACTTTTGTATTGCGTTCTAACTCGGTTTGAGTGTTCAATTCCAGGGGAATGTATTGTAATTCAACGGTACTACCTTGTATATTCAGTGTTTGGTTTATATTTTCGTATAACCAATCTATTAATGCAGTGTCGTCTATATGATGAGAAATCGCGCAAGTAAGCGACATGTGTTTGTGAAGACCTACATTTCCGCCATCGGGTGTGTCAACGGGATCAATGATTCCCCATTGAGAGGAATGTAATTTATGGGGAGCCGTAATCTTGGAACTCGCATCAATTGTTAGATTGACTTTGCGAAGATGAGACAAAGCAGACAAATAGGACAATCGGTTCAACGGTTGAATGACCCCAATCCGTTTTGTGTGAGAAAAGGCGCCCCAGTTTCCCTTAAAAGCCTGTTTGAATCCTTGATGGATGACTTTGTCTTCAAAAAACATATTGTAGTTGTTCAATATCAATGTTTTGAACGTTTCTTGTGAAGAACCATAATCATATTCTTCTTCCTCTTCTTCGGGTTCGTCGCCGCTCTTTTTTTCTTCCACTCCCGCATCACCCTTCTTGTATTTATTTCGGTTGTAGTAATGTTCCATTTCAATCTTCTTGTAGTATTCCTTAAACATGATAGTCGCATATTCGCTAAATAATTGTTTCATGAGATTTCCACTGGTTTCGACCCGCTTGTATTTATAATGATCCCGATCGGTACTCGGTTTTTCTTTGCGGATGACTTTTAATAACTCGCGAATCATATACGCCAAGTAATGAGCCTTTGCGCCATAGTTTGTCACGCCAACATGAGGTAAAAAATAGTCGCATAAAATCATATGCGTCATGCCAATCACTTTATCTTTGGTGAGCTCATTGATGTAGTGAATCGCAGCTTGTTGCGTGTATATTCCTCCCGCATTCAACACCGACGGGCGGAGTAGATCCAATTCATGCTCCTTTTTCTTGAGGTCTCCGACAATCATTTGCATGATTTCTTTATCCGATATGATCCCCAATGCTCGAAACACAATACACAATGGCACTTCTTTACGGACATTCGGAATAAACACAAGAAAATGTTCATTGTGATTTGAATCGGTTTTCATCACCCGACGAATGGCTAAGGTGCGCTTTGGTTTGCTTTCATCTTTGGAAATGGAGCGAACCTGGACGCTATAATCATGAATACCGTCGTTGACTTCGCGCATGTAAATCAGATTGTTGGAAAAGGTTTCTTGGGGAATCAGGGCCTTTTCTTTCCCATCGATGATGAAATATCCTCCATAATCATGCTTACATTCGCCGAGGGAATATTTGAGTTGTTGGGGGAGGGAATACAGGGTGCACATTTTCGATTGAAGCATGATCGGAAACATACCCAAATAGTGTTGTTCAATGATTGCGGTGTCTCTTATGGGGTCGTTTAACTTCAAATGTCCCGACCCGAGTTCACTATACGAAATGAACTCAATATCAATGTCGCAATGGATGCTCATGGCATAGGTCATGTTGCGCAAACGGGCTTCATTGGGATACAAGAGTTTTGTCTCTCCATTTTCAAAGAGAGTTGGTTTTCCATAGTAAACCTTGTCCATATTCTTGCCCCCGAAGTAAAGGCGCATGGTGTGGACGTATTCGTTGCTTTTTTTGTTCATGTCGATGGAAAAGGTGAGGGGATTTAAGTCTTGTAGCACGCGTTTTAGGTCGGTTTGATAAAACTGATTTACGGATTTTATGTGATGTTCTACTAAAGAATGTTCTTTGAAAAACTGATCAATCATATTGAAATGTATTTCTTCCAATGATTTGGACATGAAATTATTAATATATAATAGGATTAATAATTTCTTATATTGTGTTTAAAGAAATAATCTTGTGTTTGATGAAACATTATAGGTCGGGTATAGGATTTCTTGTCGTTTCTCCCCTTTTTTCCCGATACTGTTTCAAATATGGCTTGGCTCTTCTCTCCGCCTCCGTCGCTTCCGTCGCAGATGCTCTGCCTTGAGAATGAGAATAACCTGTTCTTGGTATTTTGCTTGGTCTGTGTACTGATCCAGCCGGAGCACTATTGTGACCTAAATCTGTCGTTTTCTGTTTATGTTCTACAATATAGTGCTGAATTTCCTCTTTGTGTGCTAATATTTTTACAAGTATTTCAATAATCCTTAGAACTCTGTGGTAGTGATCTAGATCTGTTTCACCATCTCGTTTTTGTTTTACGGTGTTAAATATTTGTTCTGTCGTTCTACTCAAACCCTCATCTCTAGGTATTGTATTCACTACACTGGTACTTTGTGAACGCATAAAATGTTCTATTATACCCAACATTGCATTTTTTTGTGTAATCTCGAATAATTTTTGTTGAATATCTATCTCTGATTTGTTAAATGTGTTGTTTACATATTCAACGATATCTTTAAAGTAAACCAATGGATCACACCATATAGAAAACAATGTATTTTCAGGATTATTTAATTTTATTATAATATTTTCTATAAGTTCTTCAAAATGTTCTTTAGTTGCACGAAGCAATCTTTCTATATCGGTTGCTTTACTTAATTGTAAAGGGATTAGGTTTAATATTTGTTTAATAACATCTATTGATTTTGATTTCATCACACTTATTTTAAGTTGTGGTAAAATTATTCTTGTTAGAACTGCATTTAAACTATTTTTATCAATATATAAATCTATAGTTTCTCTATTGTCCTTAATAATATATTGCTCTAACTCTGATACCAGATGATTAAAATCATCCTCACTTATAGTAAATATTTCATTCAATGTTTCATTATTTAAAATACCTATTTGTAATGTCAATTTATTTCTTATAATTTCAGCAATCAAGCTCATCAGCGCCTTACCTGCACTTATGTATGTGTCATCTTGTATGATATCTGATTTTGCGATTGTAGTAGTTCTCATCAAAATTATTTTGTAAAGAGTCATCTCGCCTGTTGTCAGGTATTCTATTAATTCATTTATGTGTGTTCTATAATCTTCGGTAGTTTGTCGCTTTTGTTGTAAGTCCAGTTGCTCGCTATGAAGTTGTTCATTCAATCCATTGAACAAACCAAACATATCTGTATAAGGTATATTTGACGCATGTAGTGGTACTGGTCCCTGTTCCGCCGCCACCGCCGCCGCACCCCCCCTCTTCCTCTGCCGCTTCACCCGACTCTTCCTCCCCCCTC